ACCTGAATCGGTGCACCTGGATGAATTACGTGAAATGCATGATCTCGAATCGTTTGCCAGTTTGCGCTATACCCTCATGGCTGCGAAAAATCCGAGTATCAACGCGTTCACAAATGCCGGCGATGCACATTCCAAAGTTTTGAATATGGCACGTGACCGCGGGTTGGCAGCTGCGTCAGGTGCAGCCGATGACATTTTCTACGCTGAATGGTCAGCACCGACTGATGACGTACATGACCAGGCAAATTGGGTGGCGAGCAATCCCGCCTTAGGCCACACAATCCACATCGACAATATTCGGGCAACTTTGAACGATCCACATGAAGTGGTGATGACCGAGGTGCTTTGCAGATGGGTTCAGACAATTTCCAGCGTAGTCAATCCCCAGGCATGGGAAGCTTGCGCCGATGACACCGTGGATTTGGATACCGAGAAACTCACATGGTTGGCTTTGGACATTTCACCGGATCGCCGCCATTGCGCATTGGTCGGTGCTCAGAAACTTGGAGATGAAACCTTCGTGGTTAAGCTCTTGCACACTTGGGAGAATGATCGTCAGCTCGATGATAAGGCCATTGCAAATGATGCCGCTTCATACTGCCGAAAGTACCCAATTGAATATTTGCTATATTCCAGGAAAACCAGTGGAGCCGTAGCGGCAAGGCTTCAGCCGGCTGGTATCCCAATTTATGACATGGATACGGCTTACCCGCAATCATGTGATGAAATGCTAGGTGCGATCAACAGCGGCAGACTCAAACACCGTGGCCAGGCAGAATTGACGTCACAGATTCTTTCAGCCGTTCAGCTGCGTCGAGGCGATGGCGGTTGGGTCATTGGAAGGCGAGCCAGCCAGTCGGCGGTGTGCGCTGCCGTGGCCGTTGCACTCGCAACACACTTCGCGACACGCCCAGAGACAGAAACCGACATCATGGTGGGTTGATGCTATAAATCGGCGAAAATTATCACATGGGAATACGTGACATTTTTGCGACGCGGTCAATCGAGACCGTTACGCCAAAGGCAGGTGCAGACATCGCTGCATCATTCCCAGTTACATCATTGGATTCATTAACGCCATTTTTTGGTGGCGTAAATACTGCAACCCGTGAGGAAGCAATGTCAGTGCCAACCGTGGCACGTGGCCGAAATATTATTTGCTCATCAATCGCATCAATCGGACTTGAAGTTATTGACCGAAGCACCGGCATGGAAATCGAGGATGCGACACCACGCGTGATTCGTACACCTGATCCACGTGTGCCAGGTTCAGCCACTTATGTGTGGACTTGCGAGGATTTGCTTTTCTATGGTTACGCATATTGGCAAATTACAGAATTATTTTCTGATACGTACAGAGTGCGAAGCGTTCAACGCGTTTCACCAGCACGGGTCACAATTCAAACCAATTCACTTGCAACTGAAATTGAATATTACATGGTCGATGGATCACCAGTGCCAAATTCAGGCATCGGTTCATTGGTGGTATTTAATGGCAACGATGAAGGTTTGCTGAATCGAGCTGGAAAGACAATCCGCACAGGTGCGGAACTAGAACGTGCCGCTGCGATGTACGCACGCGAGCCAGTACCCTCAATGGTGCTCAAAAGCAACGGCACGGCCTTACCGGCAGACAGAATTGCAAAGCTTCTCGATTCATGGAGCACTGCACGTCGCAATCGCAGCACAGCGTTTCTCAACGCTGATGTCACTTTGGAATCAGTCGGATTCGACCCTGAGAAATTGCAACTTAACCAGGCGAGATCGTACGTATCGACTGAACTCGCAAGAGCTTTGGGAATCCCGGCATATTACGTCGATGCTGAGACTGGTTCATCCATGACATACAGCAATGCGACCACACAGCGTCAAACCTTGCTGGACTTCTCATTGATTCCGCTGATGACTTCAATTTCTGAACGTTTATCAATGCCGGACTTCGTACCTCAATCGCAGCGTGTGGAATATGACCTCAGTGATTATCTCCGCGGCTCAGATTTGGAACGTGCAAATATCTATAAGACTTTGAATTCAATTGTCGATGCTGAGGGCAATCCTGCACTCACAGTCGAGGAAATACGTCAAGCAGAGGAAATGATCCGATGAAAGTAACCACACCGTTCACAATTACAGCTGCCGATTCTGAAGCTCGTACTATCACGGGCAAAATCGTCGAATTTGGCGTACCAGCAACAGCATCAACCGGCAAGGTTATGTTTCAGCGTGGATCACTTAATCCAGCCAATGTGACTCTTAATTTAGAGCACCAGCCATCAAGACCAATTGGGAAAACACTTTCGATGGAACTTTCACCGGATGGAAATTCAATCGAGGCCACATTCAAGATTCTTGAAACCACATCGGGCAATGACAGTCTCATCGAGGCAATGCACGGCGTTCGCGACGGATTCAGTGTGGAAGCAAACGCAAATGATTTCACTCACGCAAAGGATGGCACAATGATCGTGAATTCAGCTGACCTCGTAGGGGTCGCATTAACGCATAACCCGGCTTTTGATTCAGCACGTGTATCAAATGTCGCAGCAACAGAAGCAGAACAAATTTCTGAATCATCAACCGATGAAGCAGAAGCACAACCACAACCATCAATAGAAGGAGACGCCGTGGAAAACACCGTCACAGAGCCAACTGCCGCCGAGACGGTAGAAGCTTCAGCACCAGTTCAGGCAGCATCAATTGCAAAGCCAGTGAACTTCATCGCAACACGCAACCCAGTAGTTTCACCTGAAACTTACCTCATGCACAAAATCGCAGCGATGCGTGGTTCAGAGGAATCACGTGCATTTATCGCAGCGGCTACATCATCAACTGACAATCCAGGACTTATCCCTACACGTCAGCTTCGCGAAGTCGTGAACGGCCTTGCAGACAATGTAAGAGCTTCAATCGATTCAATCAGCACTGGCACATTGCCTTCAGCTGGCCTCGTTTTTCAAATCCCAAAGATTACTCAGCTGCCTGATGTAAGTGTTGTCGATGAACTCGATGCAGTCACACCAGTCGTGATGGAATCTGAATTCATCAACGTGGATGTCAAATCCTTCAAGGGTAGCCAGGTCATGTCAGTGGAACTCGCAGACCGATCTGATCCACTTTTCTTCTCTGAATTAATTTCAAATCTTTCGTCACAATATGCACGTGCGACAAATGAATACAATTCAGGCCGAATCCTTGCTGGTGCAACAAACACAGCAACAGGAATTGGCACAGATATCACAGCAGCTGAATTGCTTTCATGGGTTTCAGGCGGCGCAGTTAGCGTTTACTCAAACACATTCCGCTTTGCAGATGCAATCGTGGTATCACCAGCAATGTGGGGTCGCATCATGTCATTCAACGTTGATGGCCGACCAATCTACAATGCATTGCAGCCACAGAACGCTGCCGGTAACGCACAGCCACGTTCACTTCGTGGTTCAGTAAACGGAATCGACCTTTGGGTTGATACAGCACTCTCAGGCACAGGTTCAGGATCAATGTACGTCATCAACCGCGATGCATATACATGGTATGAATCCCCACGCTTAGAGCTTCGTACCAACATAATTTCCGATGGAAGCATTGGAATTCTTATGTACGGTTATGGCGCAACAGCAACAAAGATCGCTGCCGGAGCTTATAAGTTCAACGCAGCTTAATTAGACATCGGCCTGGTCACTCCCGAACAGGCCGAGCAGTAGAAAGGAACAGAGATGCCAAATATCATCACGGCTGATGAACTACGTGCGGTACTTGGCGTCTCTGATTCCCTTTTTAATGACGCGTATCTCGATCAAATCATTGAAAGTGCCGAGATAACAATTTTGCCAATGCTGACTCAATATCAAAGCGCAGTAGTGGCAACCACAGTTAAAGATGACGTTTTATTCATTGATACTTTGCGACCAAACTTTTTCGTCGAAGGGCAAGGGGTCGTACTCGCTGGAATAGGTAATGGACTAGATGGCCCATATACAGTCAGCAACCATTCCGTCAGACCGTTTCAGGTTACTGCCGTAGTAGATGAAGCAGATCGCATCACCACGCCTTGTATTCCAGCGGGAACGATTACACTCGATGGCGGCTCAGCTGCGCAGATTTATGCCAGCGTGCCGGCAGTTAAGACTGCAATTCTCATCGTTTCAACAGAAATTTTCCAAAGCGTTACAGCACCAGGTGGACAAATCGAGGGTGTGGATTTTGCACCAACTCCGTACCGCATGGGTCGCAGCCTTCAAAACCGTGTCATTGGTTTGATTTCAGCATTTTATGATGTGGACTCAATATGCCAGTGACTTCACTTCTCGATGTCCGTACTGAATTGGCCACAGCTCTTTCAGGCGTTGCAGCATCAGTTTATCCAGTGGCACCCGAAGCGGTCATCCCACCAGCTTGCGTCATCATCCCGGATTCACCCTGGCTTGAAAGTACGCTATTGAACGGTGCAGTCACCAAAGTCAAAGTCAATTTTGTGGTAACCGCAGCGGTTGCGAATAACAGCAATTCAGGTGCTTTGGATCAACTCGAAGCACTCATCATCAGCATTTTGGGGGCTATGCCCGCAGGATACGTGGTCGGCGATGTCCAAAGGCCGTCAATCGTTTCAGTTGGGGCATCAAATTTGCTTGTCGCAGATTTGAACGTCTCAACGTATTTCACCCAGGAAAATAACTAGGAGCAAAAATGACAACTATCATCACCGGTAGAGACATCACATTCACCATCGATGGTGATACTTATGATGCTCAGGCCACATCCGCAACACTCACAGTTGATTCAACAATCAACACATATCAAACACTTGATGGCAAAGCTTATTTCACCACGGATTCGCAAGGCACTTTTGCCGTCGAGATGCTTCAGGATTTCGGCGCAGTTTCATCACTTTGCGAAGCTCTTTGGAACGCAGCTGCAACCACACCAAATACAGCATTACCAGTGATCTTTACAGTGGCAGGGGTTGCGTACGCTTTCAGCGTTCAGCCAATTTTCCCGGCTCTTGGTGGCACTGCACCTGATGCACTTACTGCATCACTTTCATTTACTTGCGTAACAACTCCAGCTCTGGACTAATCGAAAGGTATCGGGAGAATGAAAACAGAAATCACAATCGAATATCAGGCGGGTGAGTCGGTCACATACGTGGCCGAAGCACCTGAATGGATGAAATGGGAATCACGTACAGGCAAAACCATTCAACAGGCAAGCGAAATCGGTATCACTGATTTGCTTTTCTTAGGTTACTCAGCAATGAAACGATCAATGGCAGGCAAGCCAGTCAAGCCATTTGAAGTGTGGGTCGAAACCGTTGCTGAAGTAAATGTCGGTGATGCAAACCCAAAAGTCATCAGCGAGGAAGCCTCAGCCGACTCATAGTTGAATTGGCCATCGCGACTCATATTCCAATGTCTGAATGGACAAAGGCCGAGGACATATTGACCGCAATCGAGATTTTGGAGAAGCAAAATGGCAACTGATGCAATTGCTTACGATAAACAAGATTTGCGGAAAATCATCGGTGCTTTCAAGGCTATGGATGATGAAGCCGTTGCCCAGGCAAAAGGCGTTTCAAATGCTTTGGCTGATTACCTTCAGGGCAAAATCAAAAGCAAGGCTGGTTCATTGTCATCGAGCAAAGTAGCCAGCCGCATTGCTGATGGTTCACGTGTCAGCAAATCCAGCAAAGTTGGTGAAATCGGCTTTGGTTATGTAGCTCAGAAATTCTCCGGTGGAGCCAATACGCAAACCCTTTGGGGTGGATCGGAATTTGGTTCAAACCGATATAAGCAATTTCCAGTGTGGTCAGGCCGTGAAGGTCGCGGGTCACGCGGTTGGTTCATTTATCCAACATTGCGTGCCGAACAGCCATACATCATCAATGAGTGGGAAAATGCTTTTACTAAGATAGCGAAGGAATGGTGATGGCCGGTACAGGATCGAGAACGTTAAAGCTTTCCATTCTTGGCGATATTGACAATCTCAAAAAGAATTTAGATCAAGGCACATCCGAGGTTTCATCATTTGGTGACAAAATCGGAAAGTTTGGCAAAATTGCTGGTGCCGCCTTTGCGGCTGCCGGCGTTGCCGCAGCTGCTTATGCTGGAAAACTTTTGGTCGATGGCGTCAAATCAGCAATCGAGGATGAACAGGCGCAGGCCAAATTGGCCACCACACTTCGCAACGTGGCAGGGGCTACCGATACACAGGTAGCGGCAACTGAGGCGTACATCCAAAAGCAGCAATTATTATTTGGCCTCACGGACAATGATTTGCGGCCAAGCTTTGAAAGGCTGACTAGAGCCACCAAAGATTTAGATACAGCCCAACAGGCGCAATCCCTGGCAATTGATATTGCAGCGGGTTCAGGTAAGTCACTCGAAGCCGTCTCCAATGCTCTTGGAAAGGCATACGAAGGCAATACAGGGGCATTGGCCAAGCTTGGCATTGGATTATCCTCAGCCGAACTCAAAACCATGTCAATGGATCAGATTACGGCTCAATTGGCCAGCACCTTTGAAGGTCAGGCATCCATACAGGCAGACACCTTTGCCGGCAAAATGGCGAGGTTGCAACAGGCCGTTAATGAGGGCAAAGAGACAGTCGGAGCATACGTACTCGATGCCTTGACGCCAATGGTCAGCTTGCTGGTGGAGCAGGTCATCCCGACAGTCATTTCATTTGGCGAGACAGTAGGCACAAAGTTACAGCCATACATCGACAATATCATTTTCGTATTCAAAGAATATTTAATCCCATATTTCACAGCTTGGTGGGGCTTCATTTCTGAGGTGCTCATCCCTGGAATTGTGGACACGCTTCAACCTATCTTGCAAGGCTTATTCAAAGCCTTTGGATCAATAGCTGATTCCGTTCAAAAGAACAGCGACAAATTGCAGCCGTTTTTCACTTTAATCAAAAACATTGCCGCATTTATCCTTAACACTTTGGCGCCAATCATCGGTGATGTATTGGGTGCAGCGTTGCAGGTAATTGGCAAGGCAATTGGTGTGGTCATTGGATTATTTGCAAACCTAGTGAATATCATCAACGGTGCAGTCGGCGCCATTAAATCGCTAATCGCAATCGTGGCATCTAACCCATTGGTCAAGGGCATTGGAAGCGTAATTGATAACGTGTTTGGTGGTGGCCGTGCAGCTGGTGGCCCAGTCATGGCAGGCACTTCATATTTGGTTGGCGAGAAAGGCCCTGAAATCTTTACGCCATCCAGCACAGGCAATATCACGCCAAACAATAAATTGGGCAGCAATACAGTCATCAACCTAAACGTCAGCGGCGCCATCGATCCTGAAGGCACAGCACGTACCATCATCAACGTACTGAATAACTCTTACTATCGAGGCACATCCGGCGCAGCCGCATTGGTGATCTGATGACGCTTTGGAATCCAATTTGGGAAGTGGAAATCAATGGTATTCAATACACCGATTTCGTACTGGCCAACCTCACCGCTTCAGGCGGTAGAACCAACATTTATGAGCAGGCGCAAGCAGGCTATTGCAATTTGCAACTTTACAATGTGACTCAATCACAGGTAGATATCAATATCAATGATTCAGTATCAATATCGCTGAAAGATTCCACCGATACTTTCGTGCCTATATTTGGCGGTTCAGTGGTCGATTTATCCATTGAAGTCACCCAGGCTGGTTCAATTGGAATCAATCAAATGATTTCCGTGGTTGCTTTGGGTGCACTCTCACGGCTACCAAAAGCACTTTGGAATGATTCTTTGAACCGTGCCCATGATGGCACTCAAATCCTTGCCGTACTCACTGATTTGCTTATCAACAATTGGTCAGAGGTACCGGCAGCTTTAACGTGGGGCAATTACACGCCTGCCACTGAAACGTGGGCAAATGCTCAAAATGTAGGCTTAGGAGAAATTGACCATCCAGGCAATTATGATCTTGCAGCTCGAACAGCCGATACCATCGACGTTTACTCATTGGTTTCAGCTTTGGCCACATCAGGTTTGGGTTATATTTATGAAAATGCACAGGGTCAGATTTCTTATGCAGATTCAACCCATCGAAGTCAATATCTAGCGGTGAACGGATATACCGACGTTTCAGGTGCACAGGCACTTGCGCCGGGCATCAAGATTCAAACACGTGCAGGCGATGTACGCAATGACATCACCATCAAATATGGAGCCAATTCATCGTCTGAAGTCAATGACAGCAATTTGGATTCAGTAGCCGTATTTGGCCGTTTAGCCCAAATCATTTCCACCACATTGCACGATCAACCTGATGCGGAATCTCAGGCGGCATTTTATTTGAATTTGCGTTCATTTCCTCAGCCAATGATGCAATCGATTACCTTTGAATTGACCAACCCTGAAATCGATGATGCAGATCGTGATGCACTCATCAATATATTTATGGGGCTACCGCTTCGAATCTCCGATTTACCTCAGAATATGTCAGCTGGTCAATATGCAGGATTCGTCGAGGGCTGGCAGTGGACTGCCGGATATAACACCATTTCCGTCACCGCTTTACTCTCACCACTGGCCTATTCGTTGCAGGCTTTGAAGTGGCAAGAGGTCAGCGTGTCGGAACGCTGGAACACCATCACAAACACACTCACATGGGAAAATGCGATAGTTGTCGCATAAGGAGAAAACATGAGCAATCCAACGAGCAATTTCGGCTGGCAGATGCCCACAAATACCGACCTGGTCACAAATTTGCCAGCGGATTTCGAGGTGTTTGGTCAGGCCGTCGATTCAGACTTTGCCGACCTTAAAGGTGGCACGTCAGGTCAAATCCTTTCAAAGAATTCAAACACTGATTTGGACTTCGTTTGGATCACAAATGAAATCGGTGATATCACAGCCATCACAGCTACATCGCCATTGACAGGCGGTGGAACCAGTGGAGCAGTAACCGTTGGAATTCAGTCAGCAACCACCAGCCAGTCAGGTGCGGTTCAATTGACTGACTCAACTTCCAGCACATCAACAACCACAGCTGCAACGCCAAACGCAGTCAAATCTGCTTACGATTTGGCGGCGGCAGCACTTCCAAAATTGATTTCATTCAATGCTCAAACAGGTACTTCATACACATTGGTTTTATCTGACGCAACTAAACTGGTCACTGCCAGCAATGCATCAGCAATCACGGTCACAATTCCACCATCAGTTTTCAGTGCCGGACAATACGTTGATTTACAGCAAATAGGTGCAGGCCAGGTTACTTTTGCAGCTGGTGCCGGTGTCACAATTACTTCGGCTGGTGCAACCTCAGCTGCGCCAAAAATTGCTAAACAATTCGCCGCAGTTACAATTATTTGCACAGCTTCAAACGTGTTTACGGTAATTGGTGCGGTAGCCTAATGCAACTTCTTGGAATCTTTGCCAGTCAGCAACCAGTTGCACCAACGTCAATTGAACTTTTGGTTGCAGCCGGTGGCGGTGGTGGCAGCGCACGCGTTGGTGGTGGCGGTGGTGCTGGTGGATACTTCTTTTCATCGACGCAAGCAATCACAGCTGGAATTGGTTACACCGTAACAGTTGGCGGTGGTGGAGCAGGATCACCAAATACCAACACCAATTCAGGTAAAGGCATCAATTCAGTCGGATTTGGAATTACTAGAACCGGTGGCGGTAATTGCAACGGCAATTTGACTAGCCCAACCTATAAGGGATTGACCGGCGGCTCTGGTGGTGGTTCAAACGGAAATTCATCACAAACTGGTGGTGCTGGTAACGAGGGTGGATACTCACCAGTCGAAGGTTATGCGGGCGGCAGCTCTCTAAGCGTTCCGGCTCAAAGCGGCGGCGGTGGTGGCGGCGGTTCATCTGCAACTGGTGCAAATGCAACTACTGGACAAGGCGGCAACGGTGGAGCAGGTACAGCATCGTCAATTACTGGTGCATCAGTCACTAGAGCTGGTGGCGGTGGCGGCGGTGGTGAATCAGGATTCGGCGCAGGTACAGGTCAAGCGGGCGGCGGCAACGGCGGTTCCAATAGTGCTGGAAGTGCTGCAACTGCAAACAGTGGTTCCGGTGGCGGCGGTGGTGGATGCTGCGGAACTTCAATCGACCCAGGCGGCAACGGCGGTTCAGGAATTGTGATTATTGCGTACCCTAATTCTTTTCCACCTTTGACATCAATTGGTGCAGGACTTACATACGATCAACCTACACGTAGCGGTTATCGCGTTTATCGTTTTACTAGTGGTACAGGAACGGTGGTTATCTAATGGCTCATTATGCATTGCTAGACGAAAACAATATTGTCGTAAGTGTCATCACTGGCCGCAATGAAAATGAAATCGTCGATGGGATAACCGATTGGGAACAGTTTTACTCAATTGAAACTGGATTCACCTGCAAACGTACTTCATTCAATACATTTGCAAACGTTCATTCCAAAGGTGAAACGCCTTTCCGGTATAACTATGCAGGCATTGGATACACTTTTGATCCTGATTACGGAGACGATGGAGCATTTATAGCTCCACAGCCATTCCCATCGTGGAAGCTCTCAAACGTCACAGGTACATGGAAAGCACCAAAGCCATTGCCAGCTGAGGAAATCAAACATGATTGGGATGAGGAAAGTCAGGAATGGATTCCGGTTTCGTGAAATCCTCAAATGGCTGGCCTGCATCAAAAGACAGAGCCGAAATAGGCGTCAAATCATTTCAGGTACCAGGTACCACGTTGAAGCTTCAATGCGCTGAAGCGTGTGCACCTTTGCTCATTGGTTTCACAGCTGAATTCCATAAACTTATCGAACCAGTCGATGAGGGCAAGCTCGATGATTGGGGATATGCCTTTCGTGATATCCGCGGAATGACGGGGAAGCTTTCCAACCATTCATCGGGCACCGCCATCGATCTCAATGCACCGAAACACCCTTTAGGCAAAGTGGGAACATTCCCAAATGAGAAAGTGCCGATGATTCGAGCATTGGCAAAAAAATACGGTTTGATTTGGGGTGGGGATTATCGAAGCCGCAAAGATGAAATGCACTTTGAAATAGCATTACCGCCTGCGAAGGTCGCGGCGTTGATAGCCAAATTGGAGAAGGAAAATGAAGGAATTTAAGGCGTTGGCAGCTAGTTGGGGCAGGTCATTTCTAGCGTCTGCATTGGCAGTTTACATGGCCGGTGTGACCGATCCAAAGGCTATTTTCGCAGCTGGTGCCGCAGCCGTGCTCCCAGTAATCCTTCGTTATCTAAACCCTAACGATGCCCAGTTTGGTATCAATGCCAAATGACCGAGACGATTCAGGCCGTTGGCGTCATTGCCGCGGCCACCATCTCTGCCATCGCAGCCATATTTGCAGCTAAGTCTGAAAAGAATTCACGGCCAGTATCAAATGGCTTTGCCGATGGTCTGCGCCATGACGTGAGGGAAATCCGGGCATTGCTCATCCAGCACCTCAATGACCATTCAAAGTAAAAGACACGCCGAAATTCACGCCTGATTCTTGCAATTGTCAGCCCAATGCGTCACCGTACGTCTTGGGAGATTCGACAAGCTCCCATCGGGAGAACAAAATGACAATGCTTCAAATCATTCTAGTAATCACACACATATTCATGCTTATCTGCGGATATTACGCAGGCCGTGAGGATGGATTCAAAGAGGGCAAGGCAATCGGCTACCGCCGTGGCCAGGCTCTTTCAAAGGCAACTAAATAATGGCCGGGTTTCTCGACGGATATGAGACCGTCAATCAAAAGGTCATCAGACTGCACGCCACTTATCCAACAAACCGCATCGAGACATCGATCATCGACTGGAATCCTGAAAAGGGTTACATTCTCATCGAGTGCCGTATTTATCGCCATTATGAGGATGAGAAGCCAGCGGCCATTGATTATGCACATGGCATGGTTGGCGCATATAACGTTCAAATGAAACGCTGGTATATCGAGGACACGGTCAGCTCTGCCATTGGCAGGTGTGCAAGCGTGGTTTTGGGCACGGAGACAAAGCCTAGTTTGGAAAATATGCAACAGGTCGAAACGATGCCAAAAGCTTTCGTCGAGGATGATCCGTGGGCAAAGCCAATTTGGGATGAACCAGGATTTACCACTGCCAAATCTGCCGTTGAACAAATCAAATCAGAGCTTGGTGGCGTACTTCAATCAGAGTCACCAGTGTGCAATCACGGCCATCGAATTCTTAAAGAGGGCACATCAGCCAAAACTGGCAAGGCTTACCGCGGATATGTCTGCGTTGAAAAGGTCAAGGCCAATCAATGCCCACCGATGTGGATGGTGCTTTCAAGCGACGGCACCTGGAAGGAGCAAGCATGAGCAGCTTCATCAATAAATTTGACGATTACACCTTTGCAGGATTTGGCGGTGTCGATAACTGCGACTATTGCGACAACTTCACACACGTGAATGAATGGAATCGGCCTGATGGTGGATTCGTATTCGTGTGCAATGCCTGCGAATTCCAAAAGCGTTTCCCGGCTATTCGAGGAAAGGCCAAAGACAATGGGTGAACTATTTATACAAAAGGCCAACGGCGA